AAAAGAATTAGCAAGTCATCCAAAATTGGTGAATTCTCATATGGCTTTGCATCTCAAAGGTTTTCTGGTGGCGCAACAACACAGAAGCTCTGGGCAGGTCTTGAATTTGGAAGTAACCGCTATCGCCAGTTCCCCCGAAGAACTCCCAATCGCGGACGCGGCAATTCTGGCTACTTCATCTACCCGACACTTCGCAAGATTCAGCCTGAATTAGTGCGGAAGTGGGAAGAAGCTTTTGCTACAATCTTAAAGAGATGGGGATAACAAATGGCTGGTAATAGAACGCTTAAGTTATCTATCCTTGCTGATGTTGATGATTTAAAGAAAAAGCTTGGCCAAGGAGAGCAAGAAGTCAAAGGCTTTGGCGACAAGTTAGGTGAATTTGGTAAAAAGGCAGCAGCAGCCTTTGCAGTCGCAGCGGCAGCAGCTGCTGCTTATGCTGGGAAGTTATTGGTTGATGGAGTCAAAGCTGCGATTGAAGATGAAAAGGCTCAAGCAAAGTTAGCAAAAACTTTAGAAAATACAACAGGCGCAACAAAAGAACAAATAAAAGCCGTTGAGGATCAAATTCTTCAAATGTCTTTGGCGACTGGCGTAGCTGATGATAAATTAAGACCTTCCTTTGAAAAATTAGTTAGAGCCACAAATGATGTTGAGAAGGCTCAGAAATTACAGACCTTAGCCTTAGATATAGCCGCAGGATCAGGCAAAGACTTAGACGCAGTAAGTCAATCATTAGCTAGGGCTTATGACGGCAATACTTCAGCCCTGAGTCGTTTGGGCATTGGCTTATCCTCTGCCGAACTTAAATCAATGAGCTTTGATGATGTAACGGCTCAATTAGCGGAAACCTTTGGCGGACAAGCTTCGATTCAAGCAGACACTTTTAGTGGCAAAGTCGCAAGGTTGCAGGTCGCTTTTGATGAAGCTAAAGAATCAGTCGGAGCTAGATTACTTCCTATCCTAAGCAATCTTTTAGATAAATTTAATAACAATCTTGCTCCAGCAGTTGAGTCAATAAGAAAGAAGTTTGAACCGCTAACAAAAGCCCTAAATGAAAATAAAGAAGAATTTACTGCTATTTGGAATTTTTTGAATAAATATATTGTCCCTATTTTGACCGGTGCTTTAAAAGGAGCGGTAAATGGAATAATTACTACATTTACTACTTTGGTAAATATTGTAGGAAAGGCGGTTAATTTCTTTCAGAACTTATACGCCGCTTATAAAAAATTTGTAGATTTTATTAAGAATAATCCGCTTGCTCAATTCTTGGGTAAAATAAATCCATTTAGTAATTCTAATTTTGAGACTTCCAGCTTTGTAACTGATTTAGGGACTGGTGAAGTGGATGAACTTGGTCGTCGAGTCGTCGCTAGCGCAGGTGGCGGTAATGGTGGTGGTGGCGGTAGTGGCGGAACTTCCGTATCAGCTTCTGATTTGCCAGGAACTCTAGGTGGGCCGAAGGTTTATACAGTAAGAGGACGCCGCATATTAGTTCCAGCTGGTTTAGATGAAGCCGACGCTCAAGCCTATGCCAATAGAATTGCTGATAGCGCTGATAGAACAGATGAGTTGATTAGAGAAACCGCAGAGATTAGAGCAAGAATTGAAGCTCGGAAAGCTGGTAATGCCACTAATGTTTCAAGTGCAGCTGAAGGTATTGTAATTAATGTAAATGCTCCATCTGCAATAGATGAAGAAGGATTTAGTCGCGCAGTTATTTTTGCGCTCAACAATACAGAGCGCAGAACCGGCGGCGGTGGCTCAAGTCTAGTAACCCAGAGTCCTCAATGACCGCTTTTAGTCCCGTTTATCGCGTTAAGGTCAATGGATCAACAGTAACTAGCGCAACCCTCAGCGGACTTACTATCAGCTCTGGTCGAAATGATATTTATTCTCAGCCTCTTGCTGGCTATTGCAGTCTGACTTTAATTGAAACCGCTGAAGCATCCATTCCGTATGAGGTCAATGACGCAGTTACAATTGAAGTGCAAGATTCAACGGCTACTTATGTAAATTTATTTGGCGGCTTTATTACAGATTTAGCGATAACAGTTCAATCGTCCGGCTCAACCGCCACTAGCCAAAGAATCCAAATAACCGCCGTTGGAGCTTTGGCAAGACTCAATCGCGCCGTTTATACAGGCAACTTTGCTCATCAATTTGATGGAGATCGCATTGAGGAACTGCTTAGCACAGTTCTATTTGACCAATGGAATGAAGTCCCAGCTGCCGAAACTTGGAATGACTATGATGTAACTACGCAATGGCAAGATGCAGAAAATAGCGGATTAGGTGAGATTGATACTCCTGGCGATTATCAATTACATTCCGAAAATAATCTAAATGATACAGTTTATAATTTAGCCTCTCGCTTTGCCACTAGCGGACTAGGTTATCTATATGAAGATAATCAAGGTCGTATCGGTTATGCGGATTCAACCCATAGATCTCAATATTTGGCCACTTACGGCTATGTTGATTTAGATGGCAATCATTCAATAGGCCCGGGTTTATCAATAGTTAAAAGAGCTGGGGATGTAAGAAACTCAATTACTCTTGGCTATGGGACTTCAGGGTCAGAAGTTAGCGATGAAGATGCAGCGTCAATATCTGAGTATGGCCTTCTCGCCTCAACAATATCAACAACACTTCGCAATCAGGGCGATGCTCAAGATCAAGCAGCCTTCTACCTACTTATCCGCGCTTACCCACAATTTGCTTTACGACAGATAACATTTCCAATTGCTAGCAATGAAATCGATAATTCAGACCGAGATAATCTACTTAATGTATTTATGGGCCAACCGCTTAACATTGTTAATCTGCCAGCCAATATGGTAAATGGCGAATTTCAAGGCTTTGTAGAAGGTTGGACTTGGACTGCCAGTCTGAATCAATTAAATTTAACTTTAAATGTTTCGCCAATAGCGTTTAGCTTGCAGGCGATGAGATGGAACTCAGTCCCAGCGACAGAGACTTGGAATACAATTAACCCAGCTTTATACTGGGAGAACGCTACAATCGTAGCCTAGGAGACCAATGGCAACTACAACTAATTATGGCTGGGATACCCCAGACGATACGGATTTAGTCAAGGATGGCGCAGCTGCCATTAGAACTCTGGGCAATTCCGCCGATACGACACTTAAAAACCTTAATCCGCAGACTACAACTGGCGCTATTGCATTTCGCTCAGCGACCGCGAATGTAAATACTGCGTTACCACTTGGAACTGCTGGACAAGTATTGCGCGTCAATTCTGGTGCTACTGCTCCAGAATGGGCAACTACGGCAGATCAGACACCGCTGACAACTAAGGGCGATTTATTTGGATTTGATACCGCTGACGCTCGAATACCAGTCGGAACTAATGGACATATTTTGACGGCCGACTCAACACAAAGTCTCGGGGTCAAGTGGGCTGCGCCTAGTGCTGCTTCTTTTAGCGGTTGTAGAGTGGTCAATTCTACAACCTACACAATATCTACGGCCACAGATACGCTATTAGGTTTTGATACAGAAACCTTTGACACTAATTCTTATCATTCAACTGTTACAAATACCAGCAGATTAACGGCACCATCTACGGGTTTTTATTTTTTTGAAGCGCAAGTAAATTGGGATTACGGCGGAACTGCACCAAATAATCCAATTTTAAGAGTCAAAAAAAATGGCACAATTTTCCAGGTAGCCAATAGTTTTGGAACTGCCCAAAGAAGTGCGGTTATTCAAACAATCGGCGTAGTTGAATTAAACGCAACTGATTACATTGAAATTGAAGTCCGTCAAGACTCAGGCGGTAATGTAACGATAATCAATGCCAATGGCTGCACTAACTTCACAATTTACTCACTAGGAGCTTAATATGGACTTATATTCAGTTATTATTGAAAACTATCCTGAATTAGCGATAACCGATAAATATAATAATTTTGGGTATGACAAAGACATACAATTAAGAGATGATGGGGATGGAATTCAATACATTGCCAAGTGGGATTATTCTAAGCCAATCCCTGTTGGCCTTAAACTAGGCAAGTAGAACAATCTTTATAGATAATGGCCAAATTATGCGCAGCAGGTATTCAACTTCGCGAGCAAATTGATGAAGATTATCCTGATCGCGATAGGAAGTCTGACGGCTGGATTGCTGACGCTAGGGGTCTTGCTAAAGGTAATTCTGACCATATACCAGACGCTAGAGGAATTGTCAGAGCTTTAGATATTGATGCTGATTTATCAGCTCATAAAGAAGAGGCTTACGCAGTAGTCGAGAAGATTCGCAAGTTAGCCAAGAAAGGCGATAAGCGAATTAAATACATAATTTATGATGGAAAGATTATGAGTCCGATACTGGGATGGAAGCGCAGGGCTTACAAAGGCGCAAATCCCCACCGGTCGCATTTTCATATCTCATTTACAACTTTGGGAGACAAAGATGGCAGTTATTTTAACCTGGAAGGAGAAGCTAATGAGCGACTTAAAGAAAATGGCAGAGAGCTGGGCAAAGACATTCTTGGCAACGGCGCTAGCGACCTACCTAGCGGTGGGATTTCAGCCCGATGCAATTGCCAACGCAGCTCTAGTATCAGTCTTGCCTAGCATCATTAACTGGCTAAATCCTAGTTACGAACGCTACGGCAGAGTTCGATAATGGAAGCAACTTCCGTTGCAGCATTTATGGCCTCGGTTCTAGGATCTATTGGGTTATTAATTGCTGGCTTGCGCTACATAATTAAACTTGAGAATATTCCAATAGTGTCGCGCCTTGATAAAATGGAGAGTCAGTTAGAATTGGCCCTAGCGAGAGGGGTCAGAAATGGCAACGCGAAAGCGCGTAAGTAAGAAGCGACCTAAGAGACGGCGCACTACCAAAGAAACGCCATTAATTAAACTTGATTTCTGGGCTATCGCTGCCAATGAAGTTTATAAGGCTTGTCGCAGGGCTGGGATGGATGAAGGAACTGCCTTGGCTTTTGCAATGGATCGCAGCTCTTATCCCGATTGGATAGTCCCTGCCGATGACCCAATTAAAAAGATTGGTTGGGAAGACGGAGAAGAGGACAACTAATCTACTTTCGAGAGGTTGAACTCTTCGAGGCTCTCAAGTCGCTTTATCCAGACTTGATGCCATTATCAGCGACCGACCGAGCAGATGGCGTAACTCATAACGCATTTCTGGAGCTTAAATGCCGTAGGACGCACTACGACAATTTGCTGATTGAGAAGAACAAGTGGGATTATCTAGCCGATATAAGGGCTAGAACGGGCTCTAAGACCCTTTACATCAATGCCACACCTAAAGGGATATACCAGTTCGATTTAGGGGCTATAAACGAGCCTGAGTGGCTATTAAAGAGGTTGCCTATTACGACCGATTTTGGCAACAAAGAGACCAATGAGCGACTAGCTGGATATTTAGACATCCGACTCGCCGACTTATTACTTGTCTAAATCTATTTACGGCCTTAATCTATTTACCTAAATCCATTTAGGGTTTAGAGATTAGGGAGCAAAATGATAAATAAAGTAGCTCTTATTCGATTTGATTCTCAAGCAGGGGCTTGGACTGATGAGACAAATTGGGTTAAGGGATCAATAATAAGAAGATTTGCTAAAGAGCGGATGGGCAAAAAGCAGCTGCGAGGCCGTTTATCAAAGGCTGAAATATCAGCATATTGGTTAGATAAATATGGGGTGAGTGCAGATGTTGCCTAATTTATCTGACGAAGCAATAGTGGGAATAATTATTGGCGTTCCATTTATCGGCCTTTACATTTGGGGTTTATTTACTTCAGCCAAAGCCAAAGCTTTTAATGAAGGCTATAAGAGAGGCAGGTCAAGTGTCCGATACACAGAGATCATTAAGTGAGTGGCTCGACGATGCTGGTTCTACCTTATTCGACCGAGGGATTGAGTATGGCGACCCGAGGCACAATTTTTTACGCATTTACAAAATCGCGTCAGCCCTCGGTGTTCAGCTCAGAGACCCATCTGAATTGGCGCTTATTGCTATTGCGACAAAGCTCTCAAGAATGGTGGAAAGTCCAGAGCGCGAGGATTCGTATCTCGATCTCATTGGATATGCCGCTATCTTGGCTAGATGCCGATTTGCTACACCAGAAGATTGGGACGACATTGAGTCTGACTCGCAATCATAATAAGAACCAATACTGCGATTACTGCAAATATCGCTGGGGACAAAATAAAGGCGTCTGGGATATAAGAGCTACAACACCAGCAGTCTGGAAAGTTCAAAGCGAGACACCGCTTCGCAAAGCACAGGTCAGGTTTTATTGCCAGCCTTGCGCCAATGAAGCACAAAACTGGCCAGATGGCACATTTTATTCATTGAAAGAACAGTTAGAAGATGCGATAAATGATTTCGCAGGGAGAGAGAAGTTAGATGTCGAATTACCTTGACGATTATGTAAGTGTTCAAGATAGATTAAAGGAGTTTATAAATGCTTACCCCGACTACAGAATTAAAACTCATATATTGGCAGAGTCGCTTGTCGCTAATTGCGATGTCTATATCATTAAAACTGAGTTATATCGGACTGAAGCTGACGCTCACCCTTGGACGACAGGTCTATCCTCTGAGTCTAAGTCAAAGCAATACGCTCTCGAGCTGGCAGAGACTGGATCGCTGGGACGCGCACTTAATCTCGCTGGCTACTTTGCAAAAGTCAGTCAATCGCCAAAAAAGCCAATTGAAACGACTAAGCCAGCGCTTGCGGAATTCATAAAAGAGCAGCGTCCGAATGATCCTGAGCCAATTGTCTGGGATGTCAGCGAATTAGCGAAAGAGTTGGGCGCTGATGTAATTGATGAGATGCCATTATGTCCAACAGGTCAATGTGGGCCAATGGTGCTAAAGACTGGCACAAAAGATGGCAAGGAATATCGAGGTTGGGTCTGCGCCAAAAAGAATAAAGCCGAGCAATGTGCTGCTAAGTGGATGCGCATTGGCGCAGATGGGCATTGGGTATTTCAAAAATGAGAAGTGATGCTCATCCATTTATCTGCTCAGCTTGCAAGCTAGTCACGCCGCATATTGAGCTGCATAAATATGAGACAAGCAATATTGAAGATGCACCAGAGGAAGTCTGGCTCGTCGAGTGTCAAAGGTGCTTTGTGCAAAGAATTATTTACCCATCTGATCGCGTTACAAGCAAAGAGGACGATATTGTCCGGTGCGCTCAATGCGGTGGTTGGAAGATGAAGGCCGCTAAGTGTCGTATATGCCGTCTAGCAGCTGGTTTTGAGAAAATCAGCGTAAAATATTGGACTGGCAATGCGACTATGGAAAGGCCTTACGATGAGCAAGCCCCACTCTATTAAATATATCCGTCAAATGATGGAGTGGGGATTTGATAAAGAGTTTATTGCTAGAGATGCTGGCATAAAT